CTCTGTAATATTGATTGGCCAACTGACCGTTTTGGAGAAGAGCACCAGCACCTTGTGTAGTACCTTGTGCAAACGGATTTGCAACCATGCCGTAACGAGTCTTGAATCCAATTTTTGGTTGGAAGGTAGTTGTATCAACTGCACGAACCATTTGTAAAGGAACGTATGGGCAGTAGAAAATACCTGCGTCATATGCATTTGTACCTTTGAAGCCGATAACTGCAAACTCGGATGTACCGGATGCAACGAAGAACGGATCAATATACACTTTGATACGACCAAACAATGTACCTGCAAAGGTGTTACCTGTATCGTCAACAGTCAAGTTAACTTGAGATTGCAATGCAGAGTTGTAATCAAGAATACCAGCCATTGCCAATGCAGATGCAACATCTGAAGAGCAAATCATGATATTACCTTTGCCACGACGAGTTGCTTTTGCAATTGCATTAGCTTCACGTTCAATTTGGAAAGCAAGACCTTTAACTTTTTCAACCATCCAACGACCATTAGAATCGGTGTCAAGGTCAAAAGTACCAGCAGTAGTAGTACCGATTTGTGCGCCTGTTACAGCAGTTGCGTAGATTGTACGAACAACTTCACGGTTAATTTCTGCAAGAATCTCAGTAGAAAGGATGTTACTCAATTCTGTTTCTGCGTCAAGACCGTGAACAGCTTTCAAGTCTTGTGCGAGTTCCATTGAGTACTCGGCCTTCAAGGCACGGGTGTTAGCAGTAACGGTAACTTTCTCAATTGAGAAACCCATTTCACGGAAAGGATTATCTTCACCAACAGCAGTAGTAACACTTGGAACTGGAGCACCGTTTGCAACGAATGTGTTAGCGGCCGCAGCACCAACTGCCAATGCAGTTTGAGCGGTACCAGCACCAGAGAAACCGGTGTTAGCTTCGTTGAAGAAGGCTTCAATGCCAGATGATGGAGCACGTGTAGTGTCATACATTGAGCGCATTGCGAAAATCAAACCTGTTGGGCCTGTCATTGGTTGCACACCGCAGATATCATAAGCGATGAGGTTAGGCAATGAACGGCGAACCAAACTGATTAGAATTGGATCGAAACCGGCAACTGGACCTGTTGCAGTAGAAGAACCACTAAAACCGCCTGTACCAGCAGAGTTAGTAGGTGCAGCTTCAGTAATCATTCCTGATTTCTGCATTTCGGTTGCTTGGTTTTCCAAAACAACGGCTGTTACAGCACGCTTGTATGGATCACTAATTTTTGGCAAGTCGGGATGGTCTAAAACACCTTCCCATTTTTTTTGTAATGATTCGGACAAATACATTTTTTTATCTCCTAGAGTTTAATTAAAATTTGGTTTTAGAAATTGCTTGAGAGACAGCAGCAACGAATGGGTCATGAATGACTTTCTTTTCTTCTGTTTCTTCAAACTGTTCGTTTAGTTGAGATTCTGTTGCCTTTTTAGCACCAGAAGGGAAGTAGTTTTCACGGATAGTATCAAGCTTTGATTTGTATTCGTCCTCTGTGGAGAATTCTACACTCTCTGCGAGTGATTTGATTTTTTCAGCCTGAGTAGCAGGAAGTCCTTCGGTAACTTCACGAGCGATTTCATTCTTGCGTGATTCTACCAATGCCTTAGCATATGATACACCACGCTCGATTTCTTCATTGAGTTTACTTTCAAGTTCTTCAACTTTACCAGCAAGTTCGTCAACGAGGTCGACTTTTTCAGCAGGAACATCAATATAGTGTTCTGCAAATAGATTACGCAAACCACCAATGAAGTCTTCTGTTAGTTCAGCACGAAGACCTGATTCGATTGCGATTTCGTTTTCTTCCATCCATTGTTCAACAACATATGAAAGATAGTCATCAACTTTTTCTGTAAGGTCAGCTTTAACTGATTCAACTGCTTCTTCAAGCATGCCTGCATAACGTGTTTCAATTTCTTCTTCAATTTGTGATACACGGTCTTCAACACGAGCTTCAAAAATTGTAGAGACTTTAGATTTGAATTCTTCTGAGATGGTAGAATCGTCAGCAAAGAGAGCGTCAATATCTTCTTTCATTGCGTTTAATCTTTTCTTTGCTGCTTTAGCACCTTCATATCTACCATCATCTTTATCATCATCTGTTCTACCAAGACTACGAGCTTTATCTGACATATGACCGGCAGATCCTAATGATCCTTGGTTTTCAGCTCTACTGCCTTTTAGATATGACCTGAGTGTATTTTTTGACAACTCATCAAGTTGTTCAAATTCTTCAGAGACCATAAACTCTTTTAATTCTTCTAAAGAATAATTTTCAATTTCTTCCATTTTAGCGGAAGCATCTGATGGTTTAGTTGTTGGTGCAACGGCAGACTTAGC